GGCCAATGTGAACGTCTAAGAGCCTTTGCCTTTACCGTTCTTCCAAGTATTACCCTGGACTCGAGATACTTTGGATTTAGTAGGATTTGATTTAATGTTCTGTTGAACAACCACTCTGTTTTGCTTCACTTGCTGCTGAACAGCTTTGTTAACCATAACAGTTAGTTTCATTTTCTCCTTCTTATCTTTCTTCTCTCTCTTTTCTTCCTTCTCCTCTTTCTTGCCTTTGAAGCTTTTAAAAACTTGCCGTGCAACTTTAACCATAGGACCAACTGCCATAGCAGGTGGATAGGCGAGACCGACCAAATCAGCAGCAGTACCAATGATGCCTAAGACATCATCGAACCACTCACCATCTGGGTTTTCGGTGAAGGGAACACCAACTGGAAGACGTGACAGGATTTCTCCATACATCTTCATTGCTATCGGGCAAAATTCAGTTGATGGTTGGGCTAATGTTACAAAGGGGTCAGTTGGTGCTGGTGCAACTTCAACTAACCACTTGACATTAACCGTAAGTGTTGTGCTATTACTTAAACCAGATAGGTACATGCCACTCGTATTGAATGGTGCGTAAAAGCGTAACGGCCAGATCGTTGCTCCCGAAAGCGTCGTCTGGTAGGTAGCCAGCCCAGTTGCATTACCAACCAGTGAATTGTTGTAATTAGGACCCAGCATTAAGCTGAATTCATTATCAAACACTTCGAAAGGGTTATCGTCCCCCATCATCGTGCATACAACATAACCTCCTTGTGATGCTTCCCATTGTTTGCTGCCAGGTAAAGCTAACGCTTCACTCTGAGAGCCAGGAGGCATGGCGAAAAGGCGAGAACTGATCGGAGCAAGTGTTGTACTGCTGACTATCGGTGCGGTCATATTAATACGACCATTGGATTGGGGCATTCTATATGCGGTCACCAATCCTTGTTGGTACAGTGGTGCGGTGGTATTTATAACCTCAATACCGCATCCAACTAGCCTACACTTACCACCTAAATAGGTGTTCGGTTGAAGTATAGTACTATTAGTAGCTGCTATCGATCCACCTGCAGCATTTGGTAGCATGTTTCCTCCACTAAAGGATGTCAAAACTTGAACACCCGCACCACCATAAGGTTGTACAGGCGTAGTTCCATAACCGGAAACCGAGCCAATTCGTGGCGCGAAAAGGACAGCACCATTATTGTTAACGGCTGAAGCTACACTAAGATCTTGTGCAAAGTGGGGGTAATTAAAGAGATGGCAATCCCAATTACCGCTCCCAGCGGATAATGGTGCCCCGATCACTAAAGATTGGTTAATCTCTTGTACTACTGTACCAATGGTTTGACAATCTGGAAAGCCTTTAGGTCTAACCTGAGAGTCGTGGAAGGGATCTACTGCGCGAATCAACCAGGATCTGGCATCCTCGTTTAATTCGGGTATATTAAGAACTTTTTCACCGAGTTTCATATCCTTTGATGTAAAAAGGGACTCGTGAATTTGTGTTGTTGGTGCTGAAGCATTTTCTGACATATTAATATCTGATCGTATTTTATAATTAAAAGAGGACGTACTATTAAATTTTCCCCTATCGGCGCTTTGATTGTGCAACGATTCAAAACCAGCATACAAGTCCAACATTTGACTTAATGTAGGCTTGTGTAATTCCAACAACTCCACTTCTTGCGGGTGGAGGTGAGGGTATAAAAATTTTAATTGCTCCTCACAATGTTCTATAAATCCTTCATCGAAGGGGTTTGTCCGCATGTAATCGTAGATTATCAAAATCTGCTGATACGGATCACCACTATATTCGGTCCAATACATGCCTGCTTTCATTTTATCAGGATCTACTGCATATGGATACCAAATCCCTGCGATCTTCTTCCACTTTTGGCTGAGGAAATCTAAGTCTGTATAAGGCTTCGGAGGATCATCCGGGTTTTTAAGCACAATACCAAACATTTTCATCATTTCACCAACCGTTTTTAAATTAAAAACACCTATGTAATCATCATGGACTGTAAAAGTATTATCATCCCCGTATAACGCCAGAACTACATTGAGTATGAAACTAGCATAATCGGAATTGCAATACTTTATCCATGTGCATGCAAAGATAAAAAATAATGCGATGGTATTATCATCAGAAGTGTTTACACTACCTGAGGGGTTTCCTCTATGTTTTACTATAACCCAACCATTGGGTAATCTAACATAAGTGTGGGTTAGTGTTGTGTAGTAATTCGTAATACGCACCTTCTCTTTAGGATTGGCACGTATTCTAATTTCTTTTACTACATCCATTAATTCTTCTGGGAGTGATCTATCATATTTAGATTCATCTCCAGCAAAACCGTAGCGGAATTTACTAAAATTCTCAACTAACTCATTAATGCAACCATCGGTTTTAGGTAAGCCAATTTTACTAGCGGTTTTATTCCATAGTGTATGAATACGTTCGTTCATGTCACCAAACAACCTCATGCCAGTATGTAAATGATCGACTGGAGGGCACATAATTGTGCGAATATCACCATTGTCTAGCTTAGCTTGGGGTAGAATTTCTTCCTTATCAATGTTATCATAAATAACAGTGGTATTATAATCCTCATGCAATGCATTAGCCCAATCGGCCTTTAGATATTCTTCGACATTGTCCAATTGATAAAAATCAATTTTATTTGGAACTCCCCTGAACTTCCATGGGAAGCCGCTGGATTTAGTCATATCGATACGCTCCATCGCCTCCTCATCAGAGAGAGTGCGACTACCTTCTAAATAACGACCAAAATGTTTCCATGTCCATTCCAAAGCCAGGTCGTAAGTACACTTATCGAGTGGTTTGTATTCTTTTGGGGAAATA